GAACTAGATACTATGGCAACAGCAAATGATAGAATTGAAATGTTGGAAAAATTCTTTAGTTAAAGGTTATAAATATGGGTAAGAAGATATCTACATATTACGCAGAGGCCGGCAAAGGTAAAGCCGATGTCTGTATGGATTTCAAAGAAGAGATTGCTTACATTGAATACTTTGATTCCAATGATAAATGTTTCTTCAGGGAAGAGTTCCCGAATAGATCACTTCACTATGTTGAGAATGCAGCAGAAAACTGGGCACTCGGCATTAAAAAGATAGGGACACTTTATGGCTAAACATAGCGTATATCAAATCAAAAAGGCAAATAGGGAACTGGCATCTTTGTCAGTTTTCTATGGCATCTCAAACGCATTCACACAGGCAGATGCACGCCTGGCTTTCCGAGAAGGCAGGTACGAAAAAACTGCTGATGTGGAAGCTACTGATAGCGCTCAGGTTAAGAAGCTAATCAACGGAAGCCGGGATAACCCGCTCATCTTAAGAACCGGCCTGCTCAGAAATATTGGTGTTGGAGACTTACTCAATAACACCGAAACTGGCCAGTGGTTCATTGTTGGACCTGAACGGTTCGATCTGATTAAGATTAAAGTTCGTTAATACTTAAATATTACATAAAAAAGTAAAAAAAGGGGTGTACAAGCCCCTTTTTCCGTTGTATAATGGTACCATAATAAATGAGGAGAGATCATTATGGCTACTTTTGTTGTTGTATGTCAAGCGTTAGAAAACTACGGTGCACACTGTGAATCTGGGAGATTTGCAGATGGTAACCAGTATTGGAAGTTTAAGTCTGGTTCAGACTATATGGTCAGCGACCTAGAGACTCCTGCTGATGCTATGGCATTTGTCGCTGCTACCAGTATCGAAAACGATATCACTTGGAAAGAGTTTCCAACTGCAGTTCTAACTGTTGAGGAATGGCTTGACGGCTGCGATGATGAGTATCGCGAATTTAAGTTGAAACATGTCAAGCGTGTGTCTCCTATGGATTGCATTAAGGAGGCAGCGTAATGATGGCATATTGTGACTATATCGCAGATAGGATCAAGGGAGCTTTAGATCTTGAGGTGCAAGAATACCCTGAGACTACTTTAGTTGGTAAAGTTGGTCCAGTAAAGATGGATCTTCATCCTACAGAAGGCTACTTTCAGTCTGCTATGAAGACAATCGAAATTACAGATATCAATAAAAAGAAATACAAGATAACAGTAGAGGAAATCTAATGTACGTAGAATGGTGGATGGCACTCGTTTTCCTTGCCTGGTGGTTACTATCAGTCATGGATCTTAGTAAAAAAGCTAAGATCACTGGATTCGCAGAGGGTGTACAGAAGGGAACTGACTCCACACTTAAAATCCTTGAAAAAGAAGGCATTATCCAAATGAACGGTGATGAGATTATGCCAGGAAAAAAGTTTAAAAAAAGCTAAAATAACTGTGTACAAAGGCCCAAAGCTGTGGTATAATGATACCATAAATTGATAAGGAGAGAGATCAAATGGGAATTCAAATAGACAAAAAACGTACAGACGCATATATCGGAACATTCCACTACGGTTGTGCCGACGATATGCTTCAGCTCGAAGAACTTCGTGCTATGGTCAGAAACATGAATAGGTCTTTGCGATCTGCTAACATGGACTATCAGTTCCGTGTCAAACTTCAAGGTCGTGGCGAAAATCGGTTCGAACGTGCCAAAGAGTACTATACTAAAAAGTACAACGGACGTCTTTCTGATCGTAGCATCAAACACCTAGTCGCTCAATCACTTCCTCTTGAATGTGCTGAAAAGGTTGACGCGTATATCTTACGCCGCCGATAAGGAGATCCTTATGTCTAGAATGTCTAATTTAATAGTTGATGTACAAGAACGGTTTTATGCTGGTGACTCTATTGAGGATATCAGCAATTCAACCGGTGCGCCAAAACATATGGTTGAGGATATAATCAAAGAACTAGAAAGTCCTCAACCTGATGATTGGCCTGAACCTGACCAAGGATTTCTATGAACANAGTTGAGATAAAAGGNGGAACAGCCAAGCAAAAAGAGCTGGCACACAAAGTTGTTGGTTGGTATCTGAAGAAGATGCTGCCCAGGTACCGTACCATTGAGATTACAGTAAAGCTTACAAACTGTATGTCTCGGGACGGTGCATATGGATACTGCATGCAGTATGGTGATCGTGAGTATGAGATAGAGGTAGATAAGTCTCTCCGTCTATATGATCTAGTCTCTACTCTTACTCACGAGCTCACCCACCTGAAGCAGTATGTGCGCAATGAAATGGCTCCGCTTGATGGAAACTACATCCGCTGGAAGAAAAAGGTTTATCCTACCAGCATGTCATATGCCGACTATCCATGGGAAAAAGAAGCTTTTCGACTAGAACGCCAACTTGCAATAGAATGTTTCGAAGAAATACTATAATATAATGTTCTCTCTCCACCTAAAGCCGGCGCAAGCCGGCTTCTTTTTTATTATAAATAGTATAAACAATTAAATTTGGGCTATAAGACAAATGTTACCATTTAAGGAATTTTTATCAGAGATGTATTCTTTCTTTCCAAAATCTGTCGAAGAGATAGAAAGTCAGTTAAAAGATTTTTCTTCAGATAATCAGAACGAGATTAAANCACTGTTTACTTTCTTGAAAGCAAAGTATCCAAGTGTTGATGCTCCTATCAATATTGATATGAAGAAGCAGAATAACATTAANGTTACTCGTGCACTTCAGTCTGAAACAGAAATTTCTGATATTGTATCTGGTTCTGGTATCAAGAAGCTTAAGCTCAAGTTCGGCAATGGATCATCAGGTAACCGTGGTGCAAACAACCGAGGTAACCTATTTGAAGGCCAATTTGCTGACGCTATGAATGCATGGTGGAACGGCGAAGAAGTCAAAGACAAAAAAATGCTTGCCGCTATTCAAGACCTTGATAAGACTTATAAGCTAAACGATTCAAGTAAGCTAGAGGTCAATGTGGTTGGTGGCGAGAACACTAAACGCCCTCTCAAGTTCGGTTCGAACATTATTCTAGATAACCCAAAAGGATCTGGATTCGATATCGGTAAGTCGGTCACAGATATCACACTAGTTACTGACAACCGTGAAATTTACCTCAGCCTTAAACTAGGCACAACTACTACGTTCTTCAACGTAGGTGTAAGAAAAATCCTCTCTCCAGCTCAGATCAAAGCAGGTACTATTACTGATAGAGATGGGTTGAATCTTCTTAAAATCTTTGGTATTGACCCAATTAAATTTGCCGAAGTATTTAATACTGGCAAGGGTAGTATCGACACTAAAGCTAAACCAGACAGCCGCAAAATAGAGATGTTATTGCAGTCAGGAATAGGTTATAATTACCATATCATCCACAAAATGACAAAGGGAATTATTTCAAAAGAGATGAGCCAAGCTGCGATGAAAAAGGCTGCAAAGCCAGTTGGTAATGTTACTGTATATTACGGTGGTAAAACCGGTCGTGGCAAACGAGTCGATGTAGAATTCCAGTCAGCGTCATACAAATTTAAAATCAACATCAGAGACACTCAGGGTAAAGACGGATACCCGACTCGTATGATGTGTGATTTCACTGCAAAGTAGGAAAATATGATTAAGTTTAGCCAATACCTATCTGAAGAGAAAAACACTCACATGACTCACATCGAAGATCAAGTGATCTACGGTGGAGTAAAAGGTGCACGTGAAGCTATCCTTGCACTTCGTGCTATGCGCGATATGTTGTCTGGAACTTCGGCTGGCGCAAGAGATGTAACAGTCAAATGGGATGGCGCACCTGCTGTCTTCTGCGGGATTGATCCAACTGATGGTAAGTTCTTCGTAGCTAAAAAAGGAATTTTTAACAAGAATCCGAAGGTGTATAAAACAAATGCGGATATCGATGAAGATATTCCGAATGCTGATCTAAACAACAAAATGAAAATTGCGTTATCCGAGCTATCAAAGCTTGGCATTAAAGGTGTTGTTCAAGGCGACGTGATGTTTACATCTGACGATTTGAAAAAGGAGACCATTGATGGAGAATCTTATATTACTTTTCATCCTAATACCATTGTATACGCTGTCCCTGATTCTAGCGCTGAAGCCAAGCGAATTCGATCGGCGCGTATTGGAGTTGTGTTCCACACTGCTTACGAAGGAAAAGATTTCGAAAGCATGCGTGCAAAGTACGGAGTCGATGTCAGCAAGTATAGAAAGGTCAAGTCTGTCTGGGCCCAGGACGCTCAACTGCGAGATCTATCTGGCACAGTTACACTTACAAAGAAAGAGACTGCAGAGGTCACCAAGGCTTTGTCAGAAGCTGGACGTATTTTTAAGCAAATTTCTAGTACGACCCTTAAGCAAATTGAATCCAATCAAGACTTGGCCCGTACTATAGAAACATACAATAATACGTATGTTCGTGCAAACAAACCAATTGGTAATACACAAAGACACGTAGATGGATTAGTAAAATACATCTCAGACAAATATCAAAAAGAAATTGATAAGCGCAAAAGTGAAAAGGGCAAAACTGCTCAAGCACAAAAACGTGATGAATTCCTCAAATTCTTCGACGAATCAAATAAGAAAAACTTAAAATTATTATTTGATCTCCAGAAATCTCTGGTTGTTGCGAAATTAAAAGTTATAAATAAACTAAACAGATTGAATAAGATTAACACTTTTGTTAAGACACAAAACGGATTTAAAGTAACTGGAGCCGAAGGCTTTGTTGCTATTGATCATATCAAAGGTGGCGCGGTTAAGTTGGTAGATCGTATGGAATTTTCATACAACAACTTTAGCCCTGATATTATTAAAGGCTGGGATACACCATCCCGATCCTAATGGAAAGAGCGAGAACTAATGCTAAGACTTAAAGAATACATCGAAGAAGATGCAGAGATGGATAAGGAACTCGAAGAAGTTCTTGATATCCAGACTCGCATGAAGATGAAACAATCCATGCGCAAGAACAAGGCAAAGATTGCCATGGGTCGTCGTAGAGCCGCGCGTCGTATTGCCGGTACTGAGAAACTCAAAAAGAGAGCTCAGCGCCAGGCACGTAAGGCTGTCATGGATAAAATCCTAAAAGATAGGTCGAAAGACGAACTGTCTTATGGTGCACGTGCCAATATTGAGAAGCAGGTTAACCGCCGCGCAACAGTTATTGCACGTATGGCTAAGAAAGCTACTTCCCAAGGTTCGCCAAGCTGAACGCAGTAAAATGAAACCTAAGAAGGGCTAGTTTTATGAATTTCAAAGGCTTTGCTGAATACGTCACAGAAGCGACAAAAGAGATCACTGTGACATTTGGTCGTTTTAATCCTCCTACTACAGGGCATGAGAAACTATTAGACGCGGTTGCTAAAGTAGCACGCGGATCTAAGTATATGGTTTTCGCCTCACAGTCTAATGATCCTAAGAAGAATCCATTAGACTATACAACTAAAGTCAAATACATGCGCAAAATGTTTCCAAAGCATGCTCGCGCTATCATGCTAGATAAGTCTGTTCGCAGTGTATTTGACATTCTTACAAAAATATANNATCAGGGCTATAATAAAGTAAACATGGTTGTTGGCTCTGACCGTGTACCTGAATTCGAAGCACTTACAAACAAATACAATAACGTCAAAGGTCGTCATGGTTTTTATAACTTCGAAGGCGGCGTTAACATTGTATCTGCAGGTGAACGTGACCCAGATGCTGAAGATGTATCTGGTATGTCTGCATCTAAGATGCGTGCAGCTGCTGCATCAAACGACCTAGCTACTTTCTCAAAAGGCTTGCCCCGTGGTTTTAAAGACGGACAAGNTTTGTTTAATGATGTCCGTAAGGGTATGGGTCTCAAAGAGTCATACAACTACCGCGAACACATTGAGTTTTCTCCAGTATCAGAAGAGCGTGAAGCATACGTCCAAGGTGGATTGTTTGCTGAAGGTGACCTAGTTGCTATTAAAGAATCAGATGAAGTTGGCCAAGTTATTATGCTTGGTGCTAACTACGTTCTTGTTGAAATGTCTGATGGCAAGAAGCTTCGTAAATGGATTGACTCTNTTGAGAAGATCGAAGAAGGTGCGTTTTCTGCTGCAGCTAAAGATAAGATCGAAAAAGAAAAAGAACGTGACGAGTTAAAGCATACTCGCATGATGTCAAAAGCCGCAGTCGATGATGAGCGTGCCGATGACCGTGAAAAGAAACCAAAGTCTGAAAGTGCTGCATACCATAAAGGACTTTCAAAGTCAACTGCAGCAAAGCGTAAAGCCCAGTTTAATAAACAAGCTGACATGGATGATGATGATCCTAATGCGTATAAACCAGCACCTGGCGATGCAACAGCCGAAACAAAGCCATCAAAGCATACCAAAAAATACAAACAAATGTATGGAGAAGACGTGTTATCATTTAGCTCATTCAACGAAGTTATTACTGAAGATGTAACAACTGCACTCAAGAAGAAAGCTGATAAGACAGGTATGCCACTTGGTGTTCTACGTCAGGTTTACAATAGAGGCGTAGCTGCTTGGAAAACCGGCCATAGACCTGGTACTACTCCATCACAGTGGGGATTTGCTCGAGTCAACTCATTTGTAACTAAATCATCTGGCACATGGGGTAAAGCAGATAAAGACCTCGCCGCTAAAGTTAAGGGAAAAAATTAATATGTCAAAGTCTATTTTTGAAATAAGAGAAGGTAAAACTGAATCTAAAGCAACAGGCGAGCTTGATGAATTAACTGCTGCTGAATTGAAACTTATCAATCAAATGTATGATAAGAAAGGCAACCTTACTCCTATGGGTAAGAAAGTTATGGATCATGGTAAAGCAAATAGCAAACTTACTCCTAAAAACAGAGATGCTGATAACGCGAGACGCAAAGAATATAATGCATATCAAAAGTCAAAGCGTAACGAAGAAGTTGAACTTGATGAAGGCATAGAACAAACTATGATTCGTATGCTGCACACCAAGTTCCAAGAATTGTCAAAGATCGCAGATCCGAAGTCTGCTACTGCTAAAAAGATTTCTTCTAAACTTGGAGCTCGTTCTGAGTTTGCCCAGATCAAAAGGCACATGGACAAGATCGAAGATATTTTAAGAGAACTTGATTCAATGGCTAGCATTACAGAATCTACTTTAGACAAAAGAAGCTAATGTAATGCAATCGTTCAAGAAATACATCTCAGAAGCGGGTGGTGCTGGTGATGAAGGCACTGATAAGCTTGTCAATAAGTACAAGAAAGATACCCCAATGGAAGGTAGCGAGACTTGGGCAAAAGGATTTGAGCGTCGCGTTGTAAAGACCACAAAGCCTGAACACAAAGAGAAAGGTTATAACTGGAGAATCAAAGGTAAAGACCGTGATGAAATTTCAGTTAAACTTTATAAAGATAA